AACAGTAGCGAGAGAATTGCAATATACTTTTTCATCCGAATAATCCTTCTAGTGATGCGGTTTCTTTAACTTGCCAGCCAATACAGCTGAGTAAAGAGTTAAGGGGTTCGAGAAAAGACTTCTCAAACATTTTATCATAATCAATATACTCACGTATTTTAAATTCAGGAGGAACTTCACCTGCAAATGTAATGACATGGGTACCAAGGGGATTAGGTTCACGAAGATACAAGAACTTAATCTTATCACCCTCTTGAATCAGTTGATACTTCTTCTCCAGTCCCTTACTTGTGATCAGATGATTATATATCAACGCCCCTCTCACGTGAATAGGGGTACCCTTCCTAAAGATACCATTTGAGTCAGCGTACTCCTTGATACCGTTCACACCTCGAGGGAACGCAATATCTTCAGGATCCAAGCTATGCCACTTCACCTCTAAGTCAGCTACAAATTGCCTTAACGTCATTTCGTCTTTAGTAAGTGCAATCGATACAGCTTCCTTAAGCGCCTTACGAACCGGGGCAGGGGTAGACGACCTAACAATCTCCATACCCAACACTTTTAGTTTAGGGGGATCGTATGCAACACCTTCAGAGTTATAAACGTTTACAGCATACCGTTTCTTAGCAATCCAAATGCCCCTATCGGCAATAATCTCACGCTTGAACTTAATCTTACGCTGGTAGATATTTAAATAATCCGAGAGAGACTCGCAAGCATCATTAATCGTCGGTTCAATTTGAGTTGCACAATACTTGTCGAGTACGTCGACGATTGTATGCTTGTCTTTGTCTTTAAGATTCTTCTCAACAAGAGCACCAAGAGTAATATAGGTAGAATCGGTATCAGCGTAAAAAGAATAATCAACATCCTTAGTACCTACTTCCTTATTTACAAATTCGTTTAGTTTCTTAGCTACCGATCGTATCAGTAGCTGACCAGTCATCGTAATACCTTCAGCAATTCTAATATCATAGAATCTAAAGTGAACGTTACCCATTGCACCGTAAAGAGAGTTCATCAAGATCTTAGCAGCCATCTGCTTTGAGTTAAGGCTGGATATAAGTCCAAGATATTTCTTATCTTTTGTCTCCTCGTATTTGCTTTGAGCTGCTAACATTTCCTTTTTAGCAACTTGACGAGAAGTAAAATAGAAGTCAATTAACTCCGGGAAGATACCTTTCTTCTTACGGGTAAAGCATTGCCCATTAGCAGTCATAGACCAATCATTCTTATGTATCTCAGAAGTATTAACTTCACCGTCAATTAACCGCTGAATACTTTTCTCGTCATCAGCTAAAAACTTCTGACCGTCTACCAGAGTCTCCGGTGACATATTCCAAGACATAATAATGGAGGGGTAAAGAGAGGTAGCGTCAAAAGATACTACCCAATCATATTGAGTCGGCTTAGGTTCCTTAACATACGCACCCATAATAGTTCGATCCATGGCTGGATCGACACCCGGTGGGTTATGAACGATAATATTATTTCTTAACAGCTTATTATATAAAATACAATCCCACGTCCTTACAGAAGAAAAGATATCTGTAAAGTTACACTTAGCATCATAAGCCATCGTAAGAATCAGGGTAATGATTCGCATCTTATCTTCAAGACGGTCAACTAACTCTACGTCTCGAATATTATAGTCTACAAACAGTTCCCAGTCCTTGGTATAGAACTCTTTAAACGTTGCATGAGGGTTCTTTAACTTCTGCTCCCCTAGCTCCTCCATCGCAACAGTATCTAGTTTATAATTCTCAACCATCTTATAAGAGAACTTCTTATAGAGATCCATAAAGTCAAGAATAGAGATACCACACCACTCAAAAGCTAACTGGGTACGACCTCGTGCAGTAGGTACTTCATACTGCCTTATATAACCCCAGGGTGAGCATTCGTTTAGAGCTTTCTCACCCAGCACTTTCATAATACGAGAAGACAGGTAGGCGATATCGAATAACTGACTATTCCAACCAGTCGTTACATCAGGGTAATCAGACTTATGATGGTTGATAAACTGACGTAGAAGATCGAATTCATCTTTACACTGAACATATACCGAATTAGGTTTCTTGCTTAGATAAGGACCACAGCCGAACGTAGTAATTACCTTAGTATTAAAGTCTTGTACAGAAATAAGCGTGACTTGTTCTTGTGCAGTCCTGGGTTCAGGAAAACCGTATTCAGTTGTAGTCTCAATATCGATAGTTACAATCTTCATCAATGAAATATCGAATTCGATAGTATCAGGAAACATCTTACTGATGAACTGATAACCATAACTTCTATTACCGAAGATAGGAAAGTTACTTACTTCTTTATATTGATCGACAAAAGCCCGTGCTTCTTTAATCGTGCTGAACTTAATCTTTTCGAGATTTTCACCCCACAACGATTTAAATTCTGATGGCTTACCAGAACGAACATAAAGGGTAGGTTGGAAGGGAATCTTTTGATTTACCCGTTTTCCGTCTTTAAACCCACGGAAATGCACGTAATCACCGCGCGTATAGATATTAGTATAGAAGAGCATTTGTCTATTATATATTACCTTGCAAAACGTTGCAAGCTCATTCGGTCATAAATATTACGTAAATAGCTATGTAATATTGACCGTAAAAATCTAACAGGAGAAAAAATGTTCAGCAAAAAGATTGCCATAATGGCACTTTTTGTTATGATGTTTGGAAGCACAACTGCTCAAACGACAAGTGGCACCTCTAGCACAACCGGGGGAACAACGACAGGGACTACAAGTCTCATTAATCAAGGAACTTACGATAGTAAGACCCTGGTTGACACCAACAGCACTTCTAACAGTGTTAGCACCGTTAATAGTAATAGTACTGCTAATAGTAACAGTACTGCAACCAGTACATCTACTGTAAATAGCACATCAACAAATAATAACAACAATAATAGTGCAAGTACCAGTACAAGTACAAACGTTAATACTAACAACAATATTAACAGCGGAACTCAAACGTTTAATAACAACAACGTTAATTCCGGTACACTGACGTACAATAATAACAACGTCAATTCTGGTACAATGACTAACATTAACCAGAATACTTCTACATCTACAAGTAATAATACTAACGTTAATACAAACCACAATATTAACAGTGGTACACAGACGTTTAATAATAATAACGTCAGTACAAGTACTTCAACCAATACCAATATTAATAAAAATGAAAATACTGGTACGATGACATATAATAATAACAACGTCAGTACAGCAACTAATAATAATGTCAATACTTCTACTAGCACTAACAATAATGTGAATACTGGTGACATGACTAATCGAAATATTAGTACGTCAACATCGCAAAGTGTTAATACAAATAATAACGTTAATCAGAATGCTAATATTAACCAGAACATTAACTCTGGTGAAGTAACTAATATTAATAAAAACGAAACCCTTATTACACAAAGAGTCATTCAGCCTCCACCAACAGCGGTTGCTCCTACAATGATGAGTGGTGGTAACAATGACCTATGCTCTACAGGTTCATCTGGCTCAGTACAAACGCAAGTGTTTGGTGTTTCATCTGGCGGAACAGTTCGTGATATGAATTGTGAGCGTTTAAAGTTATCTAAGACCTTGTATGACATGGGTATGAAAGTAGCCGCAGTTGCAGTTATGTGTCAAGATGAACGGGTATTTAACGCAATGATGAACGCTGGAACACCTTGCCCTATTGAAGGTAAGATTGGTGAGCAAGCTAAACTCACATGGGAAGATAATAAAGATAAGATCCCAAAACCACCAAAAGAAGACAAATATGAAACTGTTAAAAACGTTGGCTTTGGCTCTTTGCTTGGCGTCCTCGTTCACGCCGCTTTTAAGTAAAGCCCAGACACTAGGTCAAGTCTCTACCACCGGGAATATCGTTCAAGATACTCCCTATGGTGGTCCTACGCCTTGGGTTGGTGGAGTCTATCAAAACCAACTGACATGTTGGGCGTACGGCGACCCTGGTTATTGCGGACCAAGTCCAATTGTAAGGCCAGGTGGTAACATTAATTTCTCATACGGGTCATCATACATCTATCAACAACAGCATATCTCTACGTTATTACCTTCATCAACAGGTCTTCAAGTTAATGGTTATAACTTTGGATTTATGGCAAAAAACGGTAACGGGTGGGATAATGGTGGTACAGATAGCTTGACAGCTTTAGTTCGATTTTGGGATAACACAAATGGTAGAGGTGCTAATAATTTATTATACGGGGATGCATTTTCGTTAAATTATAAATTTAATTGGACTCAATTTGATTATTCAAAAACATTTACTACACCGCTTGCAGTACCTTCTATCGGGCAGGTACAGTATGGTTTTATAGGCAGAGATAATAATGGGTGGGCAGGACCTTATGGACCAGAGATCTATAATGTTAGTTTTAGTTTAAAATATTCTGTAGACCCATGTGCAACAAATATATTCAGTAGCCCTTCATGTCCTGGATATTCAGATGCTTTGGCTAAATTAGCTCCTAAGACTACTACGACAGAAGCTACAGTATCAGCGCCACCTCCAACTCCACCTGAAATGGTTGCAATGGCATCAGGAGCCCCGCCTCCTCCAGGCAGTCCTCCGCCTCCCGGTAGCCCTCCTCCACCTGAAGGATCTCAACCTCCTCCTCAACAAAGCGGCCCTGCTCCAGCTGGAGCTCCTGCACCTGGACCAATGCAACAAGCATCGGCTCAACAACCTGCACCAGGGGGGCAACAGGCGAAGGCTGGGGAGGTAAGTGACTCGTCAGGATCATCTAAGACTACCGTTTCTTTATCTTCAGTTCTTAGTATGATTAGTTCTAATCAAGACAAGACGTCTGCACTAGAAAAGTCGGTAGTTCAATCTGCCGACTCACAAGCATTTTCTGCAGGTGAATCAGCTAAACAACAGGCTGAAAAGATTGCAGGGGATCAACAATCACAAAGTATAAGTGCAAGCGGTGGGTCAACTAGTACTTCACAAACAGCAAGTTCCCAAGCATCATTTACTCAAACACAAAGCTCAATGGCTTCCTTACAGGGAGGTCAGCAATCAAGCAATGCATCTAATACTGCAAGAGTACAACAATCTATTAACAACAGCGTTAGTTCTCAGTCAAGTACTTTAAACTTTACCGGTACAACAACTCAACAAAGTAGTTATCAAAATACAACCAGACAAGAAACTAATGTATCCGTGGCTGCTCCTACAGTATCTTATAGCTTAGTCACACCTACAAAACAGTCGATTCAACCTCAAGTTGAATTACCCATGCTTGAGGGTATAAAGTTTGGAGTTAAAAATGCAGTTGACTCGGCGATGGAGTCAAGACCCTTTGTACCTCAAATGAATGATAATTCTCAACAAAATGACAGTGTAAAGAAAAATGTTGCGAATAACGAATTAGCTGGTAATGTATCAATTGAATCAATTGCAAAACAACCTGCAAATTATGCACAATATTTTGTTATGATGCCAGATGTTGCATTTTATGCACCTAAAGAAATTTATAGAAATCAAAAAACTGTAGATAACGTCAGAGCATTAAGACAAATGAGTTCTGATAGACTACACCAACAAATGGTTGACCAACAATACAAATAAGGAAGTAAAATGGCAGAAGAAATTAAAAACGTTAACGCTAAGATTGACGAAGCAGAAGCAGCAGTAAAGAAATACGCTTCAAAAGATA